CTCGATGTTCTTAGGGGAAAAAGTGAGCCAGTTCAGCAGCTGGACTTCGATAAGCTCTCAGAGTCTAATCAGGCTCGACTCCTGGCTTATTATCAAGCTCTGATCGATTCACAAGATAAGTGAGGAAAAAATGAACGCTCCGAAATGGGATGGAAAGCGATGGAGAATAAGAGTGATGAAAGAAGGAAGATCCTTTTCCTTCTCTTCTTCCGTCCCCGGTCCTAAAGGTCGCAGGGAAGTCCTGAAGAAGTATGACCAGTGGTATTATGGTGAAGCTTCCGGAGAGAAGACTGTCGGCCGTGTCGCTCATGAGTTCTTAGAGGATGTCAAAGCTCGTCGAGGTGAGACCTCCGAAGCTTATACACAATACGAGCGATATATCAGGCTCTACATAGCCCCCAGAATCGCTCAGAAGAAAATATGTAAAGTTACCCTCCGAGACTGGCAGAGCGTCATAAACGAAGCGTCAGGCTCAAATAAGCCCCTATCCGAGAAGACACTTAAAAACCTCCGAGGAATCATCAAGGGGATAATCAAGTTCGGTTATGAAGATTATCAGTGTGAGCTGCTGCGCGGTGACTTATACATCCCGAAGGGCCACTCACGGAAAGAAAAAGAGATCCTGCAGAAAGATGATGCCAGAAGACTGCTCGAGGATTCCGACTTATGGTATCATCCGCTCTTCTGTTTTCTGCTGCTGACAGGAATGAGACCGGGAGAAGCTCTCGGACTCAAGACCTCTGATATCAATAACGACATCATTACTATCAGACGAGCTGTCAATGCAGCTGGCCAGATCACCGAGGGAAAGAACGAAAACGCTCGCAGAGTCATCCCGATCGGAACGATGACGAGAGAGATCCTGGATAAAACAATTAAAAGGAACGAAGAATATAAGCTGCACACCGAGTGGATCTTCTGCAGTCCTGACGGTTCAAAAGGGAACCAGTCATCGATGCGAAACCACTGGTTAAAGTTAAAAGCTGAAAGGAATCTTCCCGGAAGTGTCTATTCGCTCCGTCATACTTTCATCTCAATGATGAAAAATGTTCTCCCGGAGCAGTCCATCAAAGACATAGTCGGCCACAGTGTTTCAATGTCGACATTCGAAACTTATGGTCACTTTGTAGACGGAGATCAGAAGAGAGCTGCCGAAGTTATCGATTTAACTTTTGGGCAAAATCTTGGGCAAAATGAGTCCATAACGAGCGGACAGTCCGAAGAGACGATCCCTCAAACCCCTTGAAAACAGGGACTTTTTGTTCACGGGTGAACAAACCCGAAGGAGTTCGATTCTCCTCATCTCCACCAAAGAAAACCGCTCAACCACAAGGGATAGAGCGGTTTTAATTTTTCTCTTGGTCAAATCTTGGTCAAATGTTATAATCAAATTATCTTTCTTACACCGGTCTAGGGCTAAACCGGCTGCCTCCGTCTTTTTCTCCCGACGGGGGCTTTTTTATTTCCGGGCAAAAGAAAAACCCCTCCGACTATAAGCCGAAGGGGATCTTCCTTTGAGGAGTGTATGAGAAATCTAAAATGATTCCCTCCCAAACCTCTGCCACCGAAGTGACAGAGGCCTTGAATAAGGGAAAAAGCAAGACAAGTGTCTTATTTCAAAATTCTGTTCCAGGTCTCGAAGTCGCATATACCTGAGACAGACAAGTTCCGAGCTTTCTGATAATTCATAAGGGCATATTCTGTCCTATCACCGAAAACTCCATCAGTAACCAGACGCTTTCCGTCCTGGTCCTTGAAGCCGATCTCGTTGAGCAGCATCTGAATGGTCTGAACCTGTCCGCTTCTCGAGCCTTTTACAAGAACTGAGAGCTCAACGGTACAGGTCGACGGTACCGGAACAGGAGCAGGAGTGCTTTCATACTTGATGAATTTACTCTTACCCCAATAGCCCCACGAAGAAGCCTTAGATGTGATCGTTCCATAAGCGTGACCTTTGGCTTCGACCACAGTCCCGTCATTGTCAACGATGACACCCATGTGAGTCTTTTTTGAGGCGGTACCATTGAAAACGATGATTCCGATCTTTTCTTTGGGAAGAGAGCTGATCGAACCCTTTTCAGAACACTGTCCCCAGAATCCGTCTGCTCCATAGTCTTCGCTTGCTTTATAGGTCGGAGATTTATCGGTCATATTGTTAGACCATAAGAACCACTTCAGAAGCCCTGCACAGTCCGTGACACGCTTTCCGAAGTCGTCAGTGAAGCTGGCTTCGGTCCATGACTTAGGCGGGTAATATGAAGGATATTGAGCTTTTTTGGAATTATATAAGCTGCGGTCAGCTTTATTTCCAAACGTCCCGAACCAATAAGGAGCCCCGATGACTTGCTTGCAGAATGTTGCCAGGTTTGTATTGGTTCTCTCAATAGCCATAATCAGATCCCTCCGAGGAATGACTTCATAACCCACTGGTTGTGACCGATCCTGACGAAATCACCGTTCTCTTCCAGGATCTCGACTGTCTCATCCTTTGCGAGCTTGCCGATTTTTTCACACTTAACTCCCGGGCCTCTTCTGATCTTCAGACCTTCCTCGGGAATGACCGTTCCGAGCTTAACGGAGACAGTCTTTTTCGAAGTCTTCTTGACAGGAGCTTCTTCAGGAATCACTTCCGCTAAGTTCTCGTTTGCGACCTCATCGATGACAGGAGTCTCCTGAATCTGCTCGACTGCTTCTGTAATAGCTTCGGACTTCTTCGAAGCTGTCTTCTTTGATGTTCTCTTCGTTGTCTTCTTAGGTGTCTTTGATTCAGCCATTTTTCTGCTCCTTTCTATAAGCCACGTCTGAAATCTTGATGATAGTACCTGCAAGCGTTCCCAGACCACCGAGAACAGCTGTCACGATAGCAGTGGGATCTCCTGTCTGTATAGCTGTGATTAAGCCCAGGATGAATGTGCAAACCGGACCAGCTAAAACCATAATCCACTTTAAAACGTCGTAAACTTTGTTATTAAGTTTCATATCGGATGTCTCCTTCCTCTGTATATCTTTCTCTGGTAGTTTCCAGGATTCCGTTTTTTTCGTATTTTGACGGAGTCGCGAAGTAAGCTCTCAAGAACTCACCTACTTTCCCATACATAAACGATTGATCTGTTGTCGAGACGTAAGACGTGTCCGGAAGCGTGGTCAGGTCGTAGATCTTACAGTCTTTCATATAGCTGCAATCGATCTTGTACCAGTTTCCGTAATACGAGCGGAACATCTTCAGCTCCGGATTATCTTCGAAGAGCTTCTCCGCTTTGACACGATTTATCAGGAACGGAACATGAAGAGCGAAGCATAAGGTGTCCTTGTTATAGTTGAACAAGGTCCCCTTTAATACTTCGAGGCTCCGGATATAACTGGAGCCTCTCGGGAATTTTTTTCGTAGTTCTCGAACCCTTTGTTCGAGTGAACCACAGAAGTAGTTCACGTCACTCTTCACAGGATCCATGATGAAGAAGTCGTCGTTGAAGAGCCAGATGTCTTCAGTGAGCCTGTCGTCGTTCAGAGCTTTCCTGAGCGATTGCATCGAACGCTGCCACTTGGAATTCCCGACTTGAACGTCAGGAATGTAGATGTCAGGCTTGATGTCGTCCGGACAACCTCCGACGATGACGAGCTTTCTATAAGGAAAGTTTTGCACCACTGATCTGATAGAATACTTCAGCTCATCAGAATGAGATCCATTCTTGATGATATACACTATGTCATGCTTCATATAACCTCCTTTAGAGCTTGCCCTCATTCAATAATCTTTCATAAGTGGTCTTGATGTTCCTGTCTGCGATCTCCGTGTAAGAGTTCTTAAACTTCGGATTAGCTTTGCAGAATTCTTCATAAGTGTCGCAGTCATCGAGTTGCTGTCTCCAATATTCTCGGCTGTGCTTCATCCCGTTCAGGATCTCGTCATTGAATCTCAAGATGTGAGTCCTGGCTAAGACTGCAGCATTGTAATCGATCTTCCTTTCGAGGTTGTCGATCTTCGTTTCGATCTCTTTTGACTTGTCTTTCCGGGAGAAGCCAAAAGAAATAAAAAACTGAACAAAAGAAAACAGCCCGCCGGAGACAAGTATAAGAAGGACTTCTTTCATGACTCATCACCTACTTCCGTCAAGGTGTATTCGATCTGCATAGCCTTTGCAGTGGTCTTATGGATCTCATCTTCAGGATTATATAAGGTCGTGTTAACCATCTTGTTAGCAAGGATATAACGGGCCCTGCTTGCGGACTGGTAGTTCGACAGAGGGAAGACGAAAGACGAAAGTCTGTTATAAGAGCTGAAGCTATAACCCAGAGTTCCTGTGTTATAAGTAAGGATCGTCCCGCTCTTATATGATGCGCTTCCGATACCGACTACACCGTCACCGACGACAAGACTTCCTCCGATGACTCCAGGACGAAGATATGTGATTGTCGTATTCATAGGCATATACGTCTGGTCAGCCTGGTTCGTAATGTCGATCTTTCTCCATCCTGTGACCGGGATCTGACCATAATAGAACATGTTATTCTGGTTCGGGCCAGTAGGAAGATAGATCGTCCTTCCATCAAAAGGAATGGTGTTATAAGCCGGAGATCTGTCGTCGTTGTACTCGTGATACTTAGCACAAACCGGAGCGAAGTCGGTTTCGAGGTTGGTGATCGTTCCGGATGTTCGGAGCGTTCCTGTCGTGCAGTCAATAACTGCGTATTTAACCTCACTGTTCGAGTAAGAATACTCTCTATATGTTCCATAACCTGTGATATTTGTGAAAACCCACAGATATTTGTTCTCGTAATCGAACCAGAACGCAGGCTGCATGAAGAAATTGATCGAAGTGTCGACCGTGAACGTTCTTCTGAACTGAGAGTTATATTCAGTATTAGGAGACAGAGTGTCATATAAGCCAGCCTTGAAGAAAGCCAGTCTGCTTATATTGACAGTGATCTTTGTAGATGTTCTGTCTGCGTAGCTGGACTGATAATCTCCGGGCTCACCGATATAGAACGAGAGTGAATGTTCTTCGTCATACATCGCGTGAATCTCTTCCGCGCTTCCTCTATAGGTATCTATATTAGGAAGTCCGCTGATATTTGAGAACGGCTGAAAGTTCTGAAAAGCGTCTGAGGTATTTCCCAGACCTGCGTTTCCGGTGTCAGCGTGTGTGAGTGATACACCTCTTATATATCCGTTGCCCTGTTCAGAGCCCCACTCCCACGTCATAGCTATCTCACCGTTCCGCTTGGTAACGTTCAGAGGCATACCGCGAGTCAGGTCCTGAGCTATGATTGCAGCTGTAGCAGGAGCAGTGTCACCGGCATGAGCGACGAGGTTGTGACCGCTCTGCGGGAAGTAGTTGTCCGGATCGATCGTGTGAGCTGCGTCATAACACAGAACACCTCCGAACCACTTCGCGAAAAGTGGTGTGAGCTTGTCGTAATCGATTCCACCCAGATAGTTAAGAGCGAAGAGGTCGCGGATCGCATTGGTGACAATATTATCACCTTCGCTGACTTCGTTTTTGCCCGTTCTGCAGTTATGAAGAGTCACTTTTACATGGCCCTTCAAATTAGGAACTCTAAGTCCGTTTAACTTTGACGAGAGAATTATATCTCGTATCCCTTTGACGTTCTTCATGCTGCTTTCTCCTTTGCGAAGATATCTGCAATCGCATTTGTTACGATATTATCGCACTCAACGACCTCGGCAATATTGCCCGATTTTGCGTAAGAAGTCGTTATCTTCAAGTGTCCGTGGAGTTTCGGCATTTTAGGCTTCGCAAAGCCGTTCAGCCTGATTACGTCTTTCATTCTTCTTCCTCCTTAATATGACGTTGCTTTTCCGTTACCTGTCGGATTTACGCTACCACTACAATTATGTTGTCTTAATTCTCCGCCCAAATATGACTGAAAGTTATAATCATTATTGTATGCTGTGCAAGTATCATTCCACATAATTCCAGCTTGTAATTGAAAGCCGCTCTTGTTTGTGCTTGAGCCTTTGCTGTCGTGTGCGATAGTCCCGTAATTAAATGAGAGTATGCCATTGTCGACATCTGCAATATTAGGTCCAATGTTTCCATAATATTCGCAATTTAAGCGGATAATTTTACCACCTTCGTGCATTGTGCTTCCATTGTTGGTATTATTACCGATTGTTCCGTTGTTTCGTCCGATACAGTTTATCTCTATGGTTTCAGGCAAATGTCCATTGATTGCGTGATAATTAAAGCCATCCGCACTTCCATGCGAGGCATAACAATTCTGTATTACGCTCTTGCAACCTTGCAAATATAAGGAATTGCCAAGCGGACTATCAGTAAAACCGCAATTTTTGAGTAAAACAGTTGGTCTTGTCGCTCCGCCGTTTGTAACACGCACACCGCCATAGTTACCGCCGATAAACTCGCAACCCTCAATATATATTTTTTCGCCGTTGCTCAAAGTGGCGTGAAGATTTACACCGCCAACAATTACATATGTCTTTGTCGGTGTGCTTTCAGAATGAATGTAAATCGTGTTGTCTGATGAACACCAACTCTCTTCGGTTGCCTCTACTTCGTCAAGGTTTGCAACCTTTGTGAAGTGCAAATAGTCGCCGTATTCATCAGTTGCGTCAAGTTTGATAACTCCATAATAAGTGCCTGCACTATCGGTTGTTTCGTATACGTTTGTTCTGTCTGCGGTTGCACTCCAAGTCTTATCCCTCGACGTTATAAAAATTGGGTGTGCGTTTTCGTCTGCGATAATATTTACA